CCGACAGCACACACGAGCCCGGCGCGGCGGCGGCGAGGGTGAAGTCGCGACCGCCGTTGCTGGCCTCGACCGTGGCGATGCTGGTGTCGTCGACTGACCAGGTCACGTCGTCGGCGGTGTCCAGCGGGTTGTCGGCGATCTCATAGCCCTTAGCGTCGCGCGCCTTGACGTGGCCGGTGACCTGCTGGCTGTCCTTGAGCTGCATGTGTCCTCCTGGAGAACTGGGCAGCGGGTCTTCCACCCGCCCAGTTGTTTGATCGGTTACCGGACCCCACTCGATGCACAGCGTGAGTCCGACGATGAAGTAGAAAATCTCATCGGCGGTGTCCCGCACGGCCCGATTGCCTTCCGTGCCGCGCCTGAAACTGCCCTGATGTAGTTGAGCGGCCAGCGTGACCGCCATGAGGCGGTCACCGGACCGATCAATCACCTCTCGCTTGCTGCCGCGCGCTGCCACGCGCGTCATCATCGAGCAGCGGCCGCCCGGTTACAGGGACGACGCGCCGCACGGCGCGGTGTTCACCTGGGGGGCGACGTCGGTTCCGGCACCTGCGTGGCGGCTGGGGCGGCGCTTGACGTTGCGCACGTGTAGCGGGGCGCCGCCGGGCGGAAGGCGGGTACTCGCGTGCACAGCGTGGTCGAGCCGTCCGAATTGGACACCGTCCAATCCACCGGCGGCGCCCCGTTGCGACCATCCTTGCCGTCGGCACCAACGGGCCCCTGCGGACCCTCAGGCCCGATCGGGCCTTGCGGTCCAGTGACCCCAGGGGGGCCTTGCCCGCCGGGCGTTCCACGCGGGCCGGGAATGGGGGTTGCCACCACCTGGGCGGCCTTCGTGCATGCCCTATTGAGTTCGGCGGCTGCCTGCCCGCCGGTCATGCACGCTGCCTGGACCTCTTCGGCCAGGCTCACTGACCGGGCGGCCATCACGTCGCGTTCCCGCACGGCCTGGGCGACCTTGACGCTGCTGGTGGCCTCAAGCTGGTGGCGGCCCTGGGTGATCTCCGTGCCGGTAACGAATGCGCCTGCGACCAGCATGATCAGTGCAGCGACTTGCGCTGAACGGTCCCGCGCAATCCAGCTCAGCAGTGGATGTCGCACGGTGCGCCCTTTCACTGGCGCACACCCTGGCGGCTACCCGCAGTGGACGCAACTCGAACTAGCATGTAGACGAGGGGAGCGGATAGTGCTCAGCCGACTGCCTGACCCGCTCCAGGGATGCCACATACGTTTTGTTGGCCACAAAGTACTGTGACAGCACCATCAGGGACGCGTCGCGCTGGGCCTGGGTTGACTGCTGCCCTGGGGTCGGCGCATTGGACAGGAATCCTTCCCACAAATCGGCGCTAGCTTTGGTGTATGTGATCGCATCGATGCGGGCCTGCGCTGAATCTGCATCGCGGGCTTTGAGGGCTGCGGCGGTGTCCTGGGCTAGTTTCAGGTAGCAGGTGGTGGCCCGTTTGAGCTGCGTCGTTTGGTAGATCACTGCGGTCACGCTGGCCAGCGCCATGATCAGAATTACGATTCCGATGAGTCGCTGGGGAGTGGGCCGGTGCAGTTGCCGCCAGCCGCCCGATTCTTCGTCGGGCGCCGTCACGGCGCCGGGCCCGTCGGAACGCTCCATGTTGGCCTTCTTTCGGAGTGCGCTGACATCAGCCCGCATGCGACCGACGCAATAGCCCGCGGCGGCCCCGAAAATTGACCAGCCCGCCGAGCTCAGGAGGTAGGTGACGTTCACTTAGTGTCACCTTTGGGGGCGTCGTTGTCGCGCTTGGCTTTCAAAGCCATCGCGCCACCGACCACCGCCATGAAGATCATATTGATTTGCGGATCCGGCCTGTAGGTGGCGCTGAACAGCGATACCCCGAACGACACCACCCACACGCACGTCACGACAACAATGACGATGTTGGCTAACTTCGGGGAGATCACCGCACGTCGACGGCCGTCTCCACTCGATCGGTCGTCTCCTCCTCGCCGGCATGCGCGGCGATGGCCGCCTTGATGGCGACCTGCTGGTCAATCAGCTGCGCGCGACGGTCCGGGTCGGACGTCTCGGCGATGACCAGCTCCAGCCGGTAGTGGTCGCCCTCCAGTTGCAGGATGCGGCTGCGGCGCAGCGATTCGCGGTCGGCGTCGGTTAGGTAGCGGTAGTCCATGCTCACTCCAGCTAGGCGGCGGTGTAGGTCTGCACGATGGACTCCCGCACCTTGAGGTCGGCGCGGCGCAGCCGGGCGTCGGAGGCGTAGGGGTAGAGCACCACCTGCGTGCGCATTTGGAACGTGGTCCCTGCCGCGGCAGAGACCGGCACGATCACCGTCCACATGTTCTGCAATCCCGGGGCCTGCGGCCACGGGCTGTCGTTGGTGGTGGCCGCACCCTCCTGGTAGTTGCTGTCGGCCAGGGTGAACGAGCCGCCGCCGATCTTGTAGAACCAGCGGACCTGCGCCACCTGACGGTCCGGATTGGCGCCCGAGTTCTGTTTGAAGAACAGCAGCTCCAGTCGCATCTCCACCTCAAGCTGAGTGGCTGAGGCGCTGCGCACCGTCATGGTCGGCCAGTCGTAGGTGAAGCTGCCGTTGGAGGCGATGAACTGCCCATTGGGGTAGTCGCCCGGTTCTACCCACTTCTTCATGCACGTATGCACGATGGGCTGGCGTACGTCGCGCAGCACCGCCGGCTTGCTGCCGCTGCCCAACCATGGAGCGTTCGCCGATATTTGCCCGAATGGACTGATCTGGGCGACCAGCGCCGTGCTGGGCGACCCGGAGATGATCTCAGCCTGGTAGGCCGACAGTAGTGGTCCGGTCCACGTGCTGACCCCCGACTGGTAGGACGCGAGCGTGCCGGCCGACCGGGTCGGGCTGCCGTAGTTGTTGAATTGGGTACCGATCGAGGACTGCAATCCGTTGGTCGCATCGATGCCGGCGAAGCCGACCAGCCCGCCGGGGAACGGGGCGAACGGGTTGGTGCCGGATTGCGAGGCGGCGTTCGGGAACCATCCCCACCGCGGGGTGGATACTTTGATCAGGCTGGCGCCCTCGTCGAGCTCGCCGGTCCAGTCGGTGGCAGTGCGCCCGACAGTGATCAGGTTGGGTGCCACAGACAAGACTGTGGCCACATCTGAGCCGCCCGGCTGGAAGCGGTTCACCACCAGCGCCGCGCGGGTCGGCGCAGATTCCTGCCCGTAGGCCAGCAGGCCTGTGTTAATGGCCCCAGAGGGCTGTGGGGCGACTGTCAGCCCGGCCGCGGCCGACGGGGTGGTGCCGCCGAACGCAGCGCCCTGCGTGGACGTCAGCTGCCCGGCGCCCGACACGGACAGCACCGTGGAGCCTGACGAGTCCACGCCACGCAGCAGCTCGGTGACGTTCGCGTCCCCAGCTCGAATCTCGAGACCGCGCTCAGCGCCCAGCGGGGTGATGCGGGCGCGCACCGCGGCGGGCACCGCGTCCAGGCCACCCACCGACAGCCGACCGATCGTGCCGTCCGCAGAGCCGCCCAGGATGAGCTGTTTGCGCAGCGCCATCCCGCCATCCCAGGACGCCGACAACCCGGGCCCGTTGGCCACGCCGGTGTGCTCGACGCGCAGTGCTTCAGCGGTGACCGCCGGGGCGGTGTCCGGGGGGCGGACCAGTAACCGTTCGGGTACCCAGCTCTGCGACCGCCAGGTGGCTCCGGCGTCGGTGCGGTACAGGGAGTAGGCGGTGGCGCCACCGCCCAGGTCCAGGGTGCGTTGGAAGTACTCGGCCGCCACCAGCCCAGAGGAAGGCAGTGCTGCGGCCGGGGTGCGCTGGTCGACGGCGACGCGCGCCTCAAGGTTGGCGAAGTCGGTGTTGAACCCGGTCCGCGACGGCGAGTCGACACCGCTTGACCACTGATCCAGGCCCAGGCGCGGGGTGCGGGTGACGGTCACGGCGTGATCGTGTCAGCGCGGCGAGATCAGACCGTGCAGGACACGCAGGGGTGTGGTCGCCGCGGAGCAGGAACGTTCCTGGCAGCCGAGAAGGAGCCCCCCGCGCTGAGGCCCGGCCGAACGAACCTTAACCGCAATCTGTGCAACACCTGCGATGCGTGGTGGAGTACCCAGCGTGCGGGAGGCGGCCTTGACTCCACGGCGACCGAGCGCAGGCTACCTGCTACCCATGATATTCACGACTGTCCCATGCATCCACGGCAATGGTCTCCCCGGCGCCCATGCCGTCGATCTGCACTGCCACGCTCATCGTGGTCGCCCCGGCCGGGGCGGTGGACACGTGATAGGGCACCCGGGTCCACACCCCGGCGGCCAGCGTGAAGTCGGGGCTGGTCGCCGTCGCACCGGTCGACCAGGTGCGAATCAACCGACCGGTGCGCGCGTTGGTGGGATTCAGGGACACCGCACTGCGGTAATCCAGGCCAGCGGTCACCGCGAACGTCGACGAGGTCAGCTTGACCTGCCCGGCGGCGGTGGCGTGCACGATGGCCTGACCCAGGCCGTCCACGCCGGCCGCCAGCCATGTCACCGTCGTGTTCGCCCCAGCGGTCCAGCCGGTGACGTTCGCCTCGTAGGACGCGTTGGGCACCAGGTTGCCGGGCACGTCCGCGTACGACAGGCCGGTGTCGGCCAGCCGGTCCCAGGTGACCACCCCGCTGGCGTCGACCTCCCACAGATCCCAGGTGGGGCGCACCGCCTCCAGGATGTCCCACGACGCGCCGAACGGCACCAGGTGCAGGATCACCCCGGCCGGCTTGACGCCCTTGCGCAGGACCGCCGCCAGGACTGCCGCAGGGTCGGGCGTTTCCGAGGACCTGGTCATGATCGCGACATCCCACGGGCCGCCCGCGGCGCCGCCGTCGGTCATGTGCGGGATGCACTTCGCGTACTGCGATCCGGTCAGCGCGGTGCGCGCCGCGTACTCGATGCTGGAGATGGTGCCCGCCTGCCATCCAGAGGTGGCGTAGCGGATGGTGTCGCGCTGCTCGTCCACTGATGCGGCCGGGTCGAGGCGTCCACCGACCATCTGCACCAGCCACGGCAGCCACGCCGGTTCTGCGACCAGCGGATCACCCAGGGTCGACAGCACCGACTGGCGGTTGGTGCGGTAGTCGTCGGCTTCCGACGGGTGCAGCGACCACGGTTCGGGGTCGGCCGGCCCGACCGGGCGTTTGCCGCGGATACCGTCCACGGTGGTTTGGATGTCGCCCAGCTCGGCGGTCACCGCGTCGATGTAGAGCAGGAACGGGTACCCGGAGTTGGCGTCGAAGGTGCGGTAAACCGCCGGGATGCGGTCGAAGATGCGCTGCGCGAACGGGTTTACCGTCGGCTGTGCGGGCAGGGTGG